GCAGGAGAAATAAAGGAAAAGAGAATAAAGAGAGCAATACCACAGACAACAGAGCAATTACGCGCACGCGCGGAGAACGCGCACGCACGAGTAAAACAGCAAGAGAGAACAATCTAGGAGATCACAATGCTACGCAACAAAACAGCAAAGCAACACAATTTCGCCGTCATACCAAGGGCGGAAATACCAAGAAGCAAGTTCCGGATGAAACAGACGAGGAAACAGGCATTCAATGCCTCAGAACTCATCCCAATCATGTGCGAGGAAGTGCTGCCTGGAGACACATGGCAGCACCATGAACACATCGCGGCACGGCTCGCGACACCCATCGCACCAATCATCGACGACATGGATCTCGAAACATTCTATTTCTTCGTCCCAAATCGCATCACATGGGACGAACAGAAATGGGAGGACTTCATCACAGGAACCAACGCCGCACTAACAATCCCAACCGCCTACGCATTCGACGGCGGAACAGACTACACAATCGAACCGAACTCAGTCCTAGACCACTTCGGATTACTGCCACAAACATACGTGGGCAGCGACTTCAGATGGAACGTACTGCCCCTGTGGGCATACTTCAAAATCTTCAACGAATGGTTCCGCGACCAGAACCTTCAAGAGGAATGGACGTGGCCAACCACGTGGACCATCAACCCTACAACAGACATCGAACAAAACAGTTTCTGTGTCTGGAATGCGAGACGTATTGCGTTGATTGTGGATGCTGTTGCAGAAGACGAACTTGGCAAGACTAAGGCTCGTGAAATCCTTGAAGAGTGCAACATTGAAGCAACTAAGACTGTGTCTATTTCTGGCAACATCACGTTCTCTGGAACTGTCGAAATCTCTGTCTTTGACGACGAAGACCTTGAAGATGTACGCTACAACACCAACGTTTCGAACCTTGAAGTTGATTTCAATGGTGAAGAGTTGAGTGGTCTTGAGTACGACACTGAAGATGTGGAGTGGTCGGAGTACTAACAAACGTCCTGTAGGGTCTTATTTCCTTTGTTCCCTACAGGAAGTCCTGAGCATGACGGTAAAAGGCTCATTCTCCCTACCCTGGGAAAGTGCCGACCCCAGCTGATCAGCTTATGTTACGATTATGTTACGAAACCCCATTTCCTATTGCTAAATGTCGGAGGTAGGCTGTATAATGGATACATAGCAAGAGAACAGAAGCAAGAATAAAAAATAAAAAACTAAAAAAGTTTGAGAATGTGCTTGACTTTCCACTCTCTATGCTGTAAAATAGATACATAAGCAAAAATGCTTGTGATAAACCGAAAAGAAAGAAGCAAAAATGACCATTACTGTTGGCTCACAGTTCACCACCGCAAAGTCTGGCGTATCAGGCGTAGTTCAGGAAATCGTAAAGAACGCAAATGGTTCTCAGCGTGTCCGTTTGGAACTCGCAGATGGCTCGCCTCGTTGGACTACTGTAAAGTAGTCTAGCAAACATTTTTGGGTGGCGTAATACTACATAAAAGATGATTGCTGGATTAGAGTAATAATACGGATTATCTGCCAAACCCAATAAATGTCGTAGCCTAGTGCTACAATAAGTAAGTAAACAAAAACAACCCCAAACAAAGGAACAAATAATGGCAAGAGCCGTATCAGTCAAAATCCCAACCGCCAAGGTCATTGAAATGATTGAGGGTAAGTTGGAAGACCTGTCCCAGACCGCAAAGGACTATCCTAAGTTGGTTCAGCAATACGAGAAAGACCTCACCGCTGTTCTCAACAAGGCAATCAAGATTGCTAAGGATAATGTTGGAACTGAACAGATTTCTGTTTACCAGAATTATTCTGGCGTTTCAATCACTCTCAACAAGAGCCTATTCGCTGATGTAGAGTTCCCAGAAAAACCTGCTGACCCAGACAACTGGCAGAGCAAGCAGAACAAAGAGCAGTTGGAGAAGACACTCAAACTTCTTCGTCTAACTGAGCAGGAGAGCGTAAGCACTTCTACTTACAACTCTGTCTTAGACCTAATCTAAGACATAACACCTAGGCAAGTGTTCTAAACTGCCTACCTAGGTTCTATGGTGAAATGGTAATCACACCTCTCTGTCTAAGAGGAATCAGGGGTTCGACTCCCCTTAGAATCGCTTATCCCCCTAGTCAGAATTTCCTTTTCTTTTATTTCCTTTCTGCTGGCTAGGGGGATTTTCTTTACCCTGGCGAGCTGCCGACCCCCCTTGGGGGATCCTGGTTTAAGAATGTCTATTAAGATTCCCAGAAACTTTTTCCTAAATAGTCTTGACAATGTCTGAGGTAGGCTGTATAATTGTATTATCAACGAAAAACAACCCGAAAGGAAACACTATGGCTCACGATTTGGAAATTGGTGCTAACGGCGAAGTTGCTTTTGCTTCTTTGCGTGAACCTGCTTGGCATGGTCTTGGCACTGTCTTTGAAGACGAAGTAAACACTGCTCAGATGTTGGAGATGGCTCACCTTGACAAGTGGAATGTTCGCTTGGAAGATGTCGCAATCCCTGAAACCTTTGAGAGCGACAAGTCTTATTACTTTGTTACTCGCACTAACCCTTTCAACGCTGAACAGAATGATGTTCTTGGCGTAGTTGGTGAGCGTTACAAGGTGCTTCAGAATGAGGACTTGTTCTCGTTTGGAGACAACATTCTCGATGGCGGAGGTCGCTGGGAGACTGCTGGCTCAATCAAGAATGGTCGTGTTGTCTTTGGCTCGATTGCTTTGGAAAACTCGATTACCCTTGACCCTAATGGTCGTGCTGATAAGATTGACAACTACCTGCTTATCAACACCTCTCACGATGGTTCAGTAGCAATTCAGGCTTCTATCACGCCTGTTCGTGTAGTATGTGCTAACACTCTGAACTTGGCTCTGTCTGCTACTCGTGGCAAGGGTGCTACTAAGCAATCGTTCAAAATTCGACACACTCAGACTGCTGAGGGTAAGATTGCTGTTGCTCGTGAGGCTCTTGGATTGGCTAACCAATACATTGACGAATTCTCTAAGATTGCTAACGCTATGATTGAGACTGAAATCACTAAGGCACAGTTTGACAAGATTGTTGCACTTGCCTACCCTGCCCCTGAAAAAGACGCTAAGGGTTCATTCAAGAAGCACGACACCAAAATTGAGTTGCTGAATGACATCTATGTTGGTCGTTTCAACGACACCATTTCGGGAACTGCTTGGGGTGCGTTCAATGCTCTGACTGAGCGTTTGGACTGGCACAGGACTGCTCGTGGTGGCTCGAACGAAAGCATTTTGGCTTCTGCTTCTGGCTTTGACCCTGTGGTAACTGCTGAGAAGAACCGCCTGATGAAAATCGTTCAGGGCGTAATGGCTGGAGTATAATCCACAACTGCTGGGCAACAGTATAAACTGCCCACTCTTCGGAGCTTGACATTCGATCGATCTCGTGCCGACCCATCTTACATAATACTATTAATAATAAAAAACCTATTACGAAGAGACCAAAATTTTCCTGATTTGGGGGTTTACAATGTCGTACCCCTAGTGTATAATGAATATATCAACCCAACGAAAGGAATCTCATGGCTCGTGAGAATGACATTATTGTACACGTTATCGATACTGTAAAGGCTACTGCTTTTATTAAGGAACGTTTGAATGCCCCCGAAGATTCGGAAATCAAGGCAGACCGTATGGCTATTGTCAATGGCAAGAATGGTTTGGCTACCGTAGTTACCGAGGGTGTTGGATGGTTTGCTGACAAGAACGGTGGCATCCCAATCAACTACTACGCTGGAGGATATGGCTCTGGTGGATACATTGACATTACAGAAGACGAACTGAAGTCTCTGATTTCTAGTGAGGTTGTTAATCTTGCTGAACACATTAACGTATTTGGTGACCGCTTGGAAACCAACTTCTACATCTGGCGACAGTATGCTCTTGGATACCCCCAAGATAAAATGTCGTTGGTCGCTGGTATACTTGTAGCATAACCCAAACGAAAGGAAAAGAAATGGCACGTTTCTATGTAAAGACCATTGTTGAATTCTCTGCTGAAGTTGAGGCAGAATCCGAGGAAGAGGCAGAAGCCATTGGTTGGAAGTGGGAAGATGAACTCCACTACGACGGTGTCTACTCCATTGNTGTAGAAGAACTTGAATCAGACGAGGAAGAGGAAGACTAATGGTATTACCAATCAACGAACTACACACTATCCCAGAGATTGAGTGGGACAAGACTGCTATTCATTATGCTGACCCTATTGGTTTGTGTAATCGCCTTATTGAGGAACTTCACGAACTTGGAGATGAACTTGAGTCTCGTCGTTCCGAGGGTAGCGAAGACGACCTTGACTTTATCGAGGGTATGATTGCTGCACACACAACCACGCTATCACTCTTAGGAGTAGATAACATTCCAGTAGTAGGGAGCAACTGTTGAATGAAAGTTGGAATCCTGATAAGTTTGTCATTTATACTTATGTATCTGATTTCGCAGTAATCGTATTCACTGTACCAGGAATGTCTGATTGGTCAGAAGAGGAGTGGGATAGTGCTGCTAACTCTGATCTTGCTTCCTATGTAACTGAGCCTGATGCTTTCTATATGGATGATTGCTGGGAAAAGCAATAAATGTCGTAGGTCTCTGTTATAATTATTACCTACCCCCGAAAGGAACACTATGAAAACCTATCAAGTTGAATACTCTGCTACCTACTGGGTTGAGGCAGAGAGCGAAGAGCAAGCCATTGAGTTGGCTATCGAACAGCACGAAGATTTGCCTGACGGTGATTGGAACGCTATGATTGACCCCTATGACAGCAACAACTTTGGAGACAAGTAATGTGTAATCACACTAGGATTGTTTGTCCAGAACATCAAGGCAGTTTTGACTGCAATTCATTTTTGCAAGGGGGTAGAGGTCGAAAGAGTAATCCATAACGCCAGTATAACTATCTAACTTAGCATTGAGGTCAATCTCAGCCTTATCGAAACTTACTCGGTAGTCCGTAAACTCACGCTTGCGGCTCTCAAGACAACTGTTTATCTTATCAATGATTACATCATTCCCTGCTTCATAGGCAGAGATAATCATGCTTTCGTCGTCCTTGTATTGGCTATCCTCGTTAGGGTTCCAGCGACCACCACCTGCTACAAACCAGTC